TGAGTGCGCTTGTGGTAGATGCAGAGCAGATGAACGATCCGTTGTTACCTGCATTGGTGAACCCAGCCACCGTGAATGTCACCCCAGCGTAAGCATTGCTGCCCCCGCCCGAGAACGTACCGGCATACGCTGTGTCTCCCGCTACCGATGCAGCAGCACCCGTAAGGGTTAGCACACCGATGGTAGAAGCTGCAACTGCTGACAATACGTACGCAGTGCCGGGATCGACAACTGCACCAGAAACGTCAGTAATTTCTGGATTCAATTGAAACGTGGTGGGGGCGTCGGCTCCGCTCAGGGACAAAACAACACCATTGTATCCCGGCTTAGTGTTGCCCGGATGGATATTGCCTTGCACCAGAATCTTAGCCGCAACGCCTAGACCTGTGGTTTGTGCTGGAAAACTCATATCTTATTCCTTTTCTCTACCTATTAGGTAGCTGCGACTACTGCCGTGATCACGCCGTTGACAACTGTAATAGAACCTTGTGTGCCGGTGCTCGGTGTAAGCTGAGCCGTCACAATGGTGCCACTGAAACCAGTTGTCGTGCCTGCGGCGATTTTCTGCCAGCCATTAGACTTCGGAGCGGTGTAGTACAAAGTTCCGCTAACCTGATCGAGGCCGATAGCAGCAGCCGCGCCCGGAGACGGTACATTGGCCGGTGCTCCATTGAACACTGCATTCAAACTCATATTTTGTCCCTTTCTGGACGAAGCTACACACCAAAATAAAAAGGGACAAGCCGAAGCCTGCCCCTCTCATGATTCTAGTGTAGATACTACTTAGTCAGTTCGAGAATGCGCTTCTCAAGCTCGGCTATCTTTCTTTTCAGTTCACAACAGTTATCGCATCTACGGTTTCTCTCTTGCTGAGTTTTTGTCGCCCATCGAACATTATTAGGTTCATATCCCTTATCGTTGTCGATACGGTCTACGGAGTGCCGCTTTGAAGGGCGTATGCCGATCTCAGCAAAGAACTCATCGAAGGAAGCAAACCCGAAGGTTATGCCGCGATCAAAGTAATGCGCGTGTTTCGGATGACCGGGCTTGCACCGGGCTTTGGCATGTTGAAAGGCAAACCATTCAGGGGTTCGGTTCATTCCGTGTGTAGTTGCCTTTTCCTTTCGGAAGCAGCCACAACTGGTAGTCGTACCTCTTGTAATGTGGGGTTGTGCTGCGGTATGCGTTTTACCGCACTCGCAAGCACATTCCCACATCCTCTGCTTCGCCTTGTTCACACCGACAACCCTCACAAGTGTGAGCCTGCCGTACTGCTTTCCTGCTAGGTCTAGTCTTCTCATTCTTCTATTATACCAAAGAACCAGAAATTTGTCAAGACCTGTTGTGAACTATACTAGGAAAAGTTAGCTAATCGCGCTTGCAGCGTCTATCTCCCTGATTCTAATGGTAGTATCTGGTCCTAGCGACGTTGTAAAATGAACACGATAGCTCGTCCAGCCGGGAATCAGCCCCTCAGGATCAGCGACAGTCGGCTCAGCATTTTGGACGATATTGCACTTGATGTTGCTCCACTCTCCGTCACCGAAGTCAGTGTCGCCCTGTGCTCCCAGCTTGATGCTGTAAATGCCATCACGCCCGAAGATGTAGGTACGCAGCGCAGTCAGGCCGGACACACCCTTGTAGTTAGCAGTGGTCGTAACCTGATTGGTCTGGAAGAAGCGAACACCAGAACCCGGAAGCTCGATCATTTCTGTCAGATCGGTGGAAACAAGGTCTTCCATCTTCATCTGGCCCACCGGAGTGTGCTTCAGAATGTCGATAGGACTGTTGTTGCTCACGTCCGAAAGAACGTCACCAAGTGAGAACGGATGAGTTACACCGCAGAAGCTCTTGGATGCTTCATCGAACGGACGAACCGAACGACCAGCGAGGGACTGAACGCTGTTACGAATCTGGTTCAGGCTAAGAGTTGTGAAGCTCGAAGTCGAAACCGCGCCAAGCTGTGTCAGCACGCTGGAGTCAACGCTGGATGCGCCGTCAGCAGTTGCACGGACAAGGCCAGACAGGGACTCACCGAGACGGTAAGCAAGCTCACGCGCCACGTTTTCAACGGTGCTGTCGATTGCCGTAGCAAGCGAGAGCGAGGAGAAGTTCGCATAATCGGCGTACTCACCAATCGTAGCAGTGGTCGTAAGAACACTGATGCTGATGGAGCTACCAACTGTACCTTCTGTGGTCTGCGCAGTGTTAGCCGCAAACGGAACGTACATGAACATCTCGTACTGGTTACCGCTCTTTGTTGGCAGATCAAGTCGCTCAGAGCAAGCGACGAACGGTGTTTGTGCCTTCAGGTTCTCTCGAAACTTTTTGTCGTAGAACTTGACGGTGGACTGAGGCAGATTGCCTTGATTATTTCCCGCAGGAGTATAACCCATTGTAGTTATCCTTTTTACTTCAAAGGCGCACGTCGTTTATCTTCCTCCTCCCAGAGAAAAATAGCGTGTGCTTTTTTGCCTTCAATGTGTAGACAATCCCTCCGCCAGTAATCCGACTGGTGTTTGTGATTGCTCGGTCAAGGTCTCAGACCGAATTATTTCCTCAGCACATAACTTAGGGGATGTGGTACGGTAATCCGACCGTCCTGCACCCATCACTTCAGATACTCTTTCGCATGGTCATACCATGTTGCAGAGCACCATACAAACTTGGTGAAAATGAAGCCACTCGATACCCCATGTCGAAGTACAATTTCTGAGCGGGGTTCTCTGTGCGGACTTGCAACCAGAACTTATGGTAGCCTGCGTCCGCGTAGTGCTTCTCAAATGCTTTGAGCAGTGTCGCTGCGCATCCACGTCCTCTGTGGGACGCTGTTGTACAGACACTCCATACGTAAGGCTGGCCCTTGGAAATCTCTGAGATGAGGTTCGCTTTCACGCCGCCTTCATCTATGAACCACGCCGGGTACTGCATCAGAATCTTCCGCAGATCGGATTGTGAGTACCCGTCGCCGGGATAGCACTCGTCCGTTATGCGGAAGACTTCCTGAATGTCTTCTTCGTTGAAACGGTCAACGAGTCGTAGCATGGGTTACCCCCGGTCTCTACGCCTCTTTGCCGCATCTGCTTCTAGCTTTTCAACCTTCTGCGCGAATCCCTTCTCGTGCAGAAGACGACGCTTATACTCATCGCTGGGCATCGCATTGATGGCTGCAAGTCCCTTAGTGACCTTAGGAGCACCGATCTGCACCCCCTTACCGTCGCGTTGTACGAACTCGTACACGATTTCATCACCGATGGGCCGGGGTGTACCAGCGTCCGAAGCGTTCGCCCGGCTGATGCCGGACGGTACCCGTGACACTACCGGCGCGGGCTGCTCAGTGACCGCAGGAGCGACCGCTGGGATTTCCTCACGTACATGATCCTCCTCGACCGCAGTAGCCTCTACAAGGGCCGCTACAGGCTCAGGAAAGGTGTATGTGGGGGTCGGAATGACCTCAACAGACGTAACCAGTACGTCGGCTGCCTTGAGCGTGTCGTAAGCCTTCTGGAAGTTACCCTCCACTGGGGCCAGATCATAGCGCACCATCCAGTTCGTAATAGCCTCGAAATTCTCAGGACATACGATATAGTCCCGGTTGCGCCGAATGAACTTGTCTACTTCCCGCTGCGCCTTGATCTGCGCGTTGTCGGTCTGAAGGGTCGTGATCACCTCGTTGAGCTTCTGCGACTGGATACCAGTGCTTGCCTCGAAGATGGTGTTGACTGCGCTGTCAAAATGCTCAGGGTCGAGCAGGTCTTGGCTCAGCTTCACGCGATCCTCGTACGAAAGCTGCCGGGGTTTGAACTCGACTGGATTCTGGAAGCGAGGTGCCGCGTCGTCAATTGTGTCTACGTCCAACTGCCCAAGCCGGGCCTTCTTCGTTTGCTCACGCAGCTTTCGGATCAGAAGCGTATTCTGTTCGGTCAGCTTGAATGTAAGCTCTTCTGGCGTGCGGTACTTGATGACCTGCTTACCGCCAACAGGGCGTCCGTTTTCGTCGGTCGGTTGAAATTCATAAATGCTCTCAACCAGAGTCTCAACAACGATTGGTGTTTGCTCTTCTACTGAAAGATTGCTCATTCTATCTCATCTCCTCCCAGAGATTCATCGAAGTCTGACTGTCTGCTTGCGCGTGGCCCTATGTCTAGGATTCCCTCGGTCAGGTCAACTGGCTCTTTCGATGTGTGGTCAGCCATGTACTTCTGAACTTCAAAATTGATTCGGTTGACGATGCCTTCATAGAGCATTGCTGCAACCTTCGACATCATGTGCTTTGTCAGCACGTCTTCCTTATGCGCTGGGTCGGTGTTTACAAGGTCGAGAACGAACTTGTCAACTTCCGAACGGGCTATGAGATGGACTGTCTTCCATCCTTCGTTTGTCGGCGCACACGTCAACGCCAATGCCGCCTGCTGCCCGCGTGTGAGTTCTAATTCTGGAGCAAATTCTGTTTTCACTTACCCTCCCCGGCAGTGAATAAGATCGAAGGCGACCTTGCGTGACCCTTAGCTCCCTTAGCAGGGGAGTACCTTCGTATCTCAATTCTTTACTCAACAGTAGGCTCTTGACCTTCAAGTCCAGTTGGACTCGGAGTTCCTTGAGTTGCTTCACTTGTAGCGTTGTCCTTGAACGCCTCTCTCACGATGTCTCGTTTGATTCGGTTGTTCGTGGCCTGATCTTCAAGCGTCTGCTTCTGTTGGAACTTCTGCTGGTTGGACTGCTGGTTCACAGCGGCCTTCGATTGTGCCTGCGCTGCT